ATACACTGGTGTAACTGCTGATGCTACAAAACAGCAGATGATTTCCATTAACTATGAATGGTATGGTGCTGGAACTGTAGGATTTAATTGGTTAATGGAAGGTGAGACTATTAGAAGTCATACATTTAAGAACTCAAATGTCAATGATTTAGTTTGGTGCTCTACTCCATTCCTCCCAATTCGTTGTGAGATTGAGAATGTAACTGGTGCTGCTGGAACTCATTACCTCTATCAAGGTTCTAACTCTCTGATCCAAGAAGGGGAACCAGAAAAACTTGGTACTTTGTTGAGTATATCAGCTCCTATTACTGGCAAGACATTGCCTCTCGCAAACACTTTCTATCCAGTAATCAGTTTGCGTCTTAAGTCATCTGCACTTCAGGCAGTTATGTTACTGAGATCTCTACAGGCAGTAACAAACGATAACACGAATGTCTATTGGAGACTTTACCAGAACTCAACTTTGACTGGTGCGAGTTGGGTAGATCATCCAGATCCAAACTCCTTTATGCAATATGATACTACAGCAACTGCACTCACTGGAGGAACAACACTCCTCTCAGGATTTACGATTGCTGGTGGTGCCTCTCTGGTTAATGTTGATGATAAAGCAGCACTGCAGATTGGAAGATCTAGTATTGGCACAGTCAGCGATACTTATACACTTGCCTGCGCTTCTCCTAACACTAACAAGTCAGCACTCGCAGTATTGAACTGGATCGAACAACGTTAATAATTTTTTCCAAAGTCTAATATAAGTCTTAAGAATGTCTCATTTTGGTAAATAGTGGTATAATCTGTGTAGCAGAGAGTTACCAAAATGTACGGTTCCTATTTCGTAATTGTATTTGTATTGATTCTGATCGCCTATGCAGGTGCAGAGGAAACAATGAAACTCTTTGCCTATGCTGATCTTCAGATGCGTTATGCATTTGTAAGACTTCAGATGAAATGGATGGGTTGGAAACTTAAGAGGCAACTCGTTAAGGACACAACCGAGTTTGAAAAGTTCCTTAAGGAGTACAAAGATGACTGACAAAGAGCTGTCCGATCTTTCAGTTGAAAGAAAGGAATGCCCAAAGTGTGGTGCGTTGTGGATCAACGGACAGCACTATTGGTCTGGCACAGGCAAGAAAGGAAACGAACTTGATCTCGCTGGACTAGTCTGCAACAACCTTGGAGATGATAGATGTATTAACCCATGTGTGGGTATGGAAGGAGGAACCACCTGGGCAAAGAGACTAACAGAGTTAGAAGAAGATTACCCTAAAGACTAATGGATGTCAATTCGCCAGTTTGGAGTATAGTGTTAATGATTGTCCTCGTCGAAGTGCTTGCGCTTTGGTCAATCTACTATATACTTAGAATGGCGTATGAGGAGGATCGAGATGATTAGCGATCGATCAAGGAGAACTCTGGAAGACCTTCAAGCAGAACTTCGAGTTCTGGAATCTTTTGGAAATTATGGCAGGGCAAAGATTGTTCGTGCTATGATTGAACATGAAATCGAGGTTCTTAACCATGGACAAGAAAGAGAAGCGTGAAAGGGGTTTGACCCTTTTCATTGAGAGTGTTCTGAAACCTGATTCTGAACTTCGTCAATGCGCTCACAATCAGGAGTGCTTTTATGAACTGTTGGAATGGCGTGAAGATGTGTTAGAATATCTGTACAGTCGCCAACGTGAAATCAAGGAGGGTCAGTCATGAGTGAGGTCCCAGAAGATCGTCTTTACCTTGAGCAAGAGGTCCAAGAAGATGAGGATGGAATTCCCCATATTGGATTTGATGGTTTGCTTGGAAGATTTACAATCGTCTATGGTGGTAGAATTCATTACTTTGAGAGTTACGAAACTGCCGAAGATTGGTACAAACTAAATAAAGCTAGGGAGGAGTAACCTCCCTTTTTTATTATCAGTATTATTATGTCTGACGCATACCTTGGCAATCCTAATCTGAAGAAGGTTGGGACGCCGATAGAATTTACTCAAGAGCAAGTACAAGAGTATATCAGATGCAAAGAAGATCCCGTCTACTTTGCAATGCACTACGTAAAGATTATCTCTCTTGATGAAGGTGTCGTCCCATTTAAAATGTGGGAGTTTCAGAAACAATTAATTAGAAACTTTCACGAGAACAGATTCAATATCGCAAAGTTGCCACGACAGACTGGTAAGTCAACAACTTGCGTTTCGTATCTGTTGCACTATGCCTTGTTCAATGACAACGTAAACATCGGCATCCTGGCAAACAAACTGTCAACTGCCCGTGACCTGCTGGGAAGGTTACAACTTGCTTACGAACAGTTGCCATTGTGGATGCAACAGGGTATAGTGGTTTATAACAAAGGATCGATGGAGCTTGAGAATGGCAGTAAGATACTGGCAGCTTCTACATCTGCGTCTGCTGTCCGAGGCATGTCGTTTAACATCATCTTCCTCGATGAGTTTGCGTTCATTCCAAACCATATTGCAGAGCAATTCTTTGCCTCTGTTTATCCTACTATTACTTCTGGTAAAAGCACAAAAGTCATCATCATCTCAACGCCAAATGGGATGAACCATTTCTACAAACTCTGGGTTGATGCTCAGAAAGGTAGGAATGGATATACTTGGTCTGAGGTTCATTGGTCAGAGGTTCCTGGTAGAGATGCTGACTGGAAAGCACAGACTATTGCAAACACTTCAGAACGACAGTTCACTCAGGAATTTGAGTGTGAGTTCTTAGGATCGGTTGATACTCTTATCGCCGCATCCAAACTTAGGAATCTAACTTACGATGATCCAATCTCCAGTAATGCTGGACTTGACATCTATGAGAACCCATTACCAGACCATGATTATATCATGTGCGTTGACGTGTCTCGTGGATTGTCACAGGACTACTCTGCATTCATCGTAATTGATATCACACAGGCTCCATGGAAACTAGTAGCAAAGTATAGGGATCATGATATTAGACCCATGCTTCTACCTAACGTTATTCAAACGGTAGCAAAAAATTATAATAAAGCATATGTACTAGTTGAAGTTAATGACATTGGCGAAGCAGTTGCGTCAATGCTTCACTATGACATTGAGTATGAAAATGTATTGATGTGCGCCATGCGTGGTCGTGCTGGGCAGATCGTTGGTACTGGATTCTCTGGTGGTAAGACACAAATGGGTGTCAAGATGTCCAAGACTGTCAAGGCACAAGGATGTTCTAACCTCAAGACTTTGATCGAAGAGGATAAGTTACTTGTTAGAGACTACAACATCGTTGCTGAATTTACCACGTTCATTCAAAACAAGAACTCGTTTGAAGCAGACGAGGGTTATAACGATGACCTAGTGATGTGTCTGGTTATCTTCTCCTGGTTGGTCCAACAAGAATACTTCAAGGAGATGACGGATCAAGATATCCGTAAGAGAATCTACGATGAGCAGAAGAACCAGATTGAACAAGACATGGCACCATTTGGGTTTATCCTGGATGGACTAGAAGATGAAAGAATTATAGATAATGATGGGACAATATGGTCCGCTGATATGAACAGTAGCGAATCCTCTTGGAATGTAGATGAGTATGGTGATCGTGCCTTCATGTGGGAGTATCGCTAAACAGCAGCATTTTATAAATAATTTTAGATAAAAAATGAAATCTTTATTTCAGGAGTAAACGCATGGCTAGCACGCTTCTCTCGCCAGGAGTAGCGATCCAAGAGAGGGATCTGACACTTGGATCAATTGAGTCGGTTGAAGTAAATGTTGGTGCATTTGCTGGTCCTTTCACCCAAGGTCCTGTTCTTGAACCAGTCAGAATTTCCTCGGAAGCTCAATTACTCGAAGTATTTGGCGAACCAACAAATGCAAACGCTGAGTATTGGTGGACCGCTGCAAGTTATCTTGCATATGGCGGCGTACTCGACGTTGTAAGAGCATCGACATCGGGACAGTTGACCGCTTCCGACGATTCTACTACAACCCCATATGCCCTCAAGATTGCAAACAAGGATGCATACGAGGCAGTCTACCGCGACGCAGCGGCAAACCCATGGCACTTTGCTGCTAGATCCGTAGGCGCTAGCTCCAACGCAATTCGCGTTTCTGTTATCGACAAGGGCGCTGACGTTATGCTGACCCTGGACGGAGCACTCTCTACAACTACAGTAGGTACTCTGGTTCAGACCGCAGCAGGCAGCCCTAACGGTGCTAAGTCTGGATACATTTATGCATGGGATGCTGCTAACAACAAAGTAAGTTTGATTACTTCTGACAGCTGGGTTGCTTCCGATATCATTGAAAATGGTGTCACTGACCTGGAAGTAACTGCTGCTGCTAACTGGTACGATCAGCAAAGCGTTTATGCTGGTCTTAAGTGGAATCAGATCGCACCTCGCCCTGGCACTTCCCCACACGTTTCTGCTCGTGGTGGTGCAAACGATGAACTCCACGTAGTAGTTTGGGATGCAACTGGTGCTATCACTGGTACTCCAAACTCCCTGCTTGAGAAACTCACCTATCTGTCTAAGGCAAATGACGCCAAGACTGCAGCGGGTGCTCA